TCGTTGAGAGACGTGACGGCGGTTCTCAACTCGACCCGTCAAATGGCCAATGTCTTTGTGGGTCGCATCACACGCTGAAGACCACCGCCGCGCGCGCCGCGCGCCTCGCCGCTCGATAGGGGGGGGTGGGTCAATCTCTGGGCTCGAACGGGGCCCCTAACCGCATGGGGCACATTCGCAGATTTTTTTCTCATGAATGACAATTTTGACCTCTTCGGAAACCCTTACGACGCTTCGCCAAAAAAGGCGGGGCGCCCGGAACATGTACCGACCGAGGAAAACATCATAAACATCATGGTGTTGCTGGCGTCTGGAATGACGAACCGGGAAGTGGCGAAGACCGTCGGCCTCTCGGTGCCAACTTTGCGGAAACATTATTTGCACCTCACCAAGAGCAGGGAGGTGTTGCTATCCAGGCTGAAGGCAAAGCTGCGTACAGCTCAAATCCAACAGGGCCTCGCCGGAAATGCCGCCGCGCTGGCGGCATCGCTGAGGATGCTCGATACGGTCAGCGCCGAGCGAGTGGCTCGTGACCTTCAGGGTAGGGTCGCAAACCAGCCGGCCGCCCGGGGTTACGTCAGCAAGAAAGAACAGCAGCTGGAGAGTGCGCAGGCTGTCGGTGGAAGGTATGCGGTCCCACCAGCGCCGAGACTTGTAGCCAGCAACGGCCAGTCGGTTCAGGTTCCGGACGAGGGGTGACCAGCGGTGACCGTATTCACCACGGCGTGTCCTGATTGGGAGCGCCGGATCCTCAACCGTGAAAGCCTCGTGCCATTCGCGCCGCTTTTCCCGGATGAGGCGGCGGCGGCCCTCGATGTATTCAAATCGCTCCAGATCACCGACCTGCCACAGGTCTATGATCGCAAGCTCGGCAAGTATCGTCATCCGACGTTCGGTGAATCGTGCGAGCAATATGTTTTCGACTTCGTCTCCGCCATTTTCGGTTCCTACGACCCGGTTTCAGCGCGGCGTGTGATCGAAGAGTTCTTCCTGCTCATCAGCAAAAAGAACATCAAGTCGACCCTGGCGGCCGGCATCATGCTGACCGCCCTGATCAGGAACTGGCGCCATTACCAAGAGCTCATGATCTTGGCGCCGACGCAGGAGGTCGCAGGAAATTCATTCAATCCGGCAGCCGCAATGGTTGCCGCCGATGAAGACCTGGAAAACCTTCTTCACGTCAACAAGAACACGAAGGAAATCACCCATAGGTTGACGAAGGCGGTGCTGAAGATCGTCAGCGCCGATTCAAATACGGCGGCCGGCAAGAAGGCGGCCTTTGTTTTGATCGAAGAGTTGTGGCTGTTCGGCAAGAAGGCGAATGCTGCCGGCATGCTGCAGGAGGCCACGGGCGGTCTGATATCTCGCCCCGAGGGCTTCGTGATCTACATCACCACGCAGTCCGACGAGCCGCCCGCCGGCGTTTTCAAGGAAAAGCTCGACTATTTCCGCGATGTTCGCGACGGCAAGATCGACGATCCCTCCAGTCTCGGCGTTCTCTACGAGTTTCCCGACCACATGATCGAGAGTGACGCCTATCTCGATCCCGAGAACTGGTACGTCACCAATCCTAACATGGGTCGCTCGGTTCGCCGTGACTGGCTGGAGAGAAAGCTGCTCAAGATCCAGAGCGGCGAGGATGAAGAGGGTGACACCTATCAGGGCTTCCTGGCAAAGCATCTCAATGTCGAGATCGGCATGCGCCAGCGCGGGAACAGGTGGCCCGGCGCGAATTACTGGGACAGGGCAGGGGACGCAGAGCTGGTCGCGCTGGATCATTTTGCCGCGCTGGATCGGTTCCTGGAGCGTAGCGAAGTTGTCGTCGCGGGCGTCGACGGTGGCGGTCTTGACGATCTTTTCGGCCTGACACTGGTCGGGCGTGAACCCGAGGAAATCGAGGTTCCAGCCATAGTGAACGGCCGGGAATCGATGGTGGTAATGAAGCGATGGCTGACCTGGTCACATGCCTGGTGTCATCGTGATGTTCTGAAGCGCAGGAAGAAGATCGCGCCGACGCTTCTGGATTTCGCCAAATCGGGACATCTGACGATTTACGATGTGGCGCTCGAGGATATTGCTTCGATCGTCGACATCATCGGGCGCATAAAATCCGATGGTCTTCTTTCATCGGTCGCCGTCGACCCTGCTGGCCTTGGGGAATTCGTCGACGCATTGGCCGTTCCGGAAATCGACATCACGCAGGAGAATGGTCTCCTGGTCGGTGTTCCTCAGGGGTTTGCCCTGATGAACGCGATCAAGACCGCCGAACGACGTCTGTCGAGCGGGATGTTGAAGCATGCTGGCGGCACGATGATGGCATGGTGCGTCAGCAACTTGAAGATCGAGCCAACAGCGACGGCCATCCGCGCAACGAAACAGACCGCGGGCGATGCGAAAATTGATCCGGCCATGGCTCTGTTCGATGCCGTTACGATGATGGTGAAGAACCCGGAAGCGTTCTTTGTGCCGTCGTCGCCATGGGATAATCCCAATTTCACACTGGTAGGCGCATGAAGATCGGCTTCGAATTCAGCCGTGCCTCTGGTGAGGCGCGATCGGGCAGCATCGAAAACCCCACGGTTCCGGTGTCGCAGTCGACGGAGTTCATGGCCTTCTTCGGCCTGTCTTCAGTGAAACTGCCGAATGTGTCCATCGCCAGCGCCTTGACTGTGCCTGCGGTGCTGTCTGCGGTGGCGTTCCTGTCGCGCACCATGGCGACATTGCCGCTGCATGCCTATCGCGACACCGACAAGGGCGCCGTCAGACTGACAGGCAAGACCGCGACCACGATCCACGACGCCCCGAACGATCTCATGGGCTCGTTCAAATTCCGGCAGTGGTTCTGGCAACAGGTTTTCACAGGCGGTCGAGGGCTGGCGTGGATCGAGCGAAACGGTTCGGTGATCGAGGCGCTGTGGCCGATGGACCCGCGCAAGACGACAATCAAGCGGGACGGGTTCAATCTCGTCTACCGGTTTGAGGGCAAGGAATATCCGGCCACCGACGTGATCGACGTGCCGTTCATGCTCAATGAGGATCAGGTCACGCATCGCGGTCCCGTCATGCTGGCGGCGAAAGCGATCCAGCTTGCACTGGCGATGAACGATTACGGTTCGAACTTCTTTGCCGGTGGCGGTGTGCCGCCGCTGGCGCTGGAGGGGCCGGTTCCGTCTGCGAAAGGCGGGCTTGAACGTGCCATGGCCGACGTCAGTCGCGTGATCGACGCGGCGAAGCGGACGGACAAGCCGATCTTTCCGTTGCCTCCGAACCATAAGCTCTCGCCGGTCGGCTTTGACCCAGCCAAGGGGCAGATGGTCGAGGCTCGGCTATTCCAGATTCAGGAGATTGCCCGCGCCTGGCAGATGCCGCCGGCCTTCTTGCAGGACCTGAGTCGGGGTACGTTCGCCAATGTCGAGCAGCAGGACCTGCATCTGGTCAAGCATCTGATCAGCCAGTGGGCCAAGGCCTTCGAGGACGAAGCGAACCTGAAGCTGTTCGGTCGCGGCCGGAATGGCCGCTATGTCGAGCATAACCTCGATGGCCTCCAGCGCGGCGACTTCAAGAGCCGGATCGAGGGTATCGCACGCGCGATCCAGACGGCGCAGATGACACCGAACGAAGCTCGCGCGCTGGAAAATCGACCGAAGCACAAGAACCCGGATGCCGATGAATTGCTGGTGCAGGGCGCGACCGTCGTGCTCGGCAAACAGCCGTTGAAGCCCGCGCCGGCCGAACCGAAAACAGACAACGGAGATGGCAATGAGCCAGAAGCCTGAGGGCGCCGAAAAGCGCTCATTGGTCCGGCCGGTCGAGCATCGCGCCGATGGGGACGGCAAGATGACGGTCGCCGGCTATGCGGCCGTGTTCGGTGAAGTCGCTGACATCGGCGGCTGGTTCAGCGAGGTTGTCGCGCGCGGCGCATTCACGAACACGTTGAAGACCGCCGATGTGCGAGCCTACTTCGACCATGACACTGGCCGCGTTCTCGGTCGGCTTTCCAGCGGAACACTCCGTTGCGAGGAAGACGACAAAGGTCTGCGCGTCGAGATCGATCTGCCCGACACGAGCGATGGTCGCGACGTGAAGGCGCTTGTCGAACGGGGCGACGTGTCCGGCATGTCGTTTCGGTTTGAGGCGGTCCGGCAGGAATGGGACGAGACGGTGGACCCGCCGAAGCGCACCCTTCTGGAGGTCAAGCTCGGCGAGGTCAGCATCGTTTCCGAGCCGGCATACGATGGAACGTCCGTTGCCCTTCGCTCGCGTGAAGAGGCGTTGAAGGCGGCCAAGCGCCAGCATAACGCTTCCGCCTTTGCCCGTCGCAAGGCTGAGGCCGAGGCGAAGTTCCGCAAAATTTCCTGAGTTCACCCGGCATTCGCCGGAGGGCGCGGCAAGCATCCCGCTTCCCGTCTCCACCGCCTGCTTGCGAGCGGGCCTTTCGACGTTGAGCACATAGGAGAACACCATGCTCAAGGAACTGATCGAGAAGCGGGAAAAGCTCGTGGCCGATGCCCGCTCGGCGCTGGAAGAGATCAAGAAGAACACCGACGAGGCGCGTGCCGCCGAACTCGAAAAGCGCCACGACGATATCATGGCCGAATTCGACAAGGTCGATGCGCAGATTGCTCGCGAAAAGCGCATGGCCGACGCCGAGAGGCGCCTTGAGGAGCGCGCAGCCGAGGAACGTGCCCGCAACCGCCCGATTTCCGGCGGCGAGGGTCGCGGCCAGGACGACGGCGAGCAGGTCACCTATCGTTCGGCCTTCCATCGCTATGTGGCGGTTGCCGGCGATCTGTCCGCACTTTCCGATGAGGAGCGCGCCGCCCTTCGTGCCGGTGTGGCTCCAAGCGAGGCCCGCGCGCAGACGGTCGGCACGGCAACTGCCGGCGGCTACACCGTCCCGACCGAACTCAGCAACCAGATCATCGTGTCGATGAGGGCCTGGGGGCCGATGTACGACGAGGATATCTGCACGGTCATGAACACGTCGAGCGGCAATCCGATCGACATGCCGACTATCGACGACACGTCTGTCCCGGTGGCACAGCACACCGAAGCGGGCGCCGTGACGGATGACGGTGGCTCGGACGCCACTGTCGGGAAGAAGACGCTCAGTGCCTATGCCTATGACACCGAGTGGGTGAAGTTCTCCTGGGAACTGGCGCAGGATTCGATCTTCAACTTCGAAACCCTGCTGGGCGACCTGCTGGGACAGCGCCTCGGTCGCCGCGCCAATACGGAGCTGACCACCGGTGACGGTAGCGGCGATCCGGAAGGCATCGTGACCGGATCGACGCTCGGCAAGACCGCCGCGGCGACGGCAGCGATCACCTGGGACGAGATCATCGATCTCGAGCACTCGGTCGACCCGGCCTACCGGTCGTCGCCTAAGGCGCGGTACATGTTCAACGACACCACGCTTTCCGCCGTCCGCAAGCTGAAGGACGGCCAGGGCAACTACCTTTGGCAGATGGGTGACGTCCAGAAGGGCGTCCCCGCGAGCTTCAACGGGCGTCCGTACAGCATCAACCAGGCGATGGACTCTCTCGGCGCCGCCAAGAAGGTCATGATCTTCGGCGACTTCGGCAAGTATTTCGTCCGCAAGGTCGGCGGCATCGTGATGTTCGTCGCGCGTGAGCGCTTCGCGCCGGACATCGGCCTGCTTGGCCTGATCCGCCTCGACGGCAAGCTTGGCGACACCGCCGCCGTCAAGCACCTCATCACCGCCGCTTCATAAGCTCGGCTTTGTAAGGCGGGCCGCTCAGGTGGCCCGCTCTCAAAACCGAAGGAGACGCCCATGAAAATCAAGATGCTGGCCGGCATTTCCGGCGCCGGATTCTCTCTTTCCCCGAACGACGAGACCGAGCGGTTTTCGGATAACGAAGCCACCCGTCTGATCGATGCAGGCTTTGCCGTGCCGGTGGCGGAGCCGAAGCCCGAGCGCACCGTAAAGAAACCCGCCCCGGAAAAGCGCGGTTGACGTCCGTGTCGTATCTCGTTGTCTCAACGCCGGCGTCGGACCTTAGTCTAGCACCCATTGACGCATTGCGTGTTGCCGCTGGCCTGGCATCGAGTGATGCGTCACGCGATGCCGAATTGACCGATCTTTGCAAGCGCATCTCCGCCGAAATTGTTGAAGCGTGTCGTATTGCCGTCGGCGAGGGTGCCGAGCCAACGCTGCGCAAGGAAAAACTGACGGAGACATTCTCGGGCTGCTGGGATGACGTCCTGATCCTTTCACGTCGTCACAACGTTACAATCACCTCAGTCGAAGAGAATGGGACGGCGGTGTCGATTGACTCGCGTGGTCTGCGATCCGAGGCTGGTCTGCTTGAGCGATGGGTGAACGGCTGCCGTTCCCGCTGGACGGCCAGCGAAACCGTCGTGGTTTACGAGGCAGGCTTTGAAACGTCCCCACCATCGCTTGTTGGTGTAGTCACCGATCTCGCGCGCATCAGGCTCTCCCAGGCGTCCGTCGACCCGCTGGTTAAATCCACGCGCGTGGAGGTGGCAGACATCGATACTGTTCAGACCGACCGGTGGGTCGGCTCTGTTCCAGGGACGGGTGAAACGGGCTTGCCAACGGAAATCATGGCGCGCCTGGCGCGCTTCATCAATCCGGTGGTGTGATGCAGGTTCTTTCCGACACGCCCGCCGGGATGATTTCGCGGCTCGATGCTTCGCTGGCGAAGCACGGTGAGAACTGCACGCTGCGCCGCAAGGAAGGCTCGCCGCTCGTCGAGAAGGACGTGACCGTCCGAGCTTCGGTTCGAGGGCTGCGTGCCGACGATCTCATAGGGACCGCCACGCAGGCATGGTCGAAGGCGGTGATCTCGATGACGCAGATCCTCGCGGGTGGCTGGCCAGAGGGTCATACGGTCACGCCCGGCGCTGTCGATCCCCGTCTGCCGCGCCCGAATGACTTTCTCGTCGTGAAGGGGAAGGCCCAGCAGATCATGTTTGCCGATCCGATTGCGGTCGACGGGACCGTGGTGAGGGTCAATCTTACGGTGGCGGGCTGATGGCCACCGGCTTTGAGTTCTTCGAGCGCGACCTTCGTGTCGCCACGGCAGGCATGGAGCCGGAGGAGATCAACAAGGCCGTTGCCGCCTTCGCTCGGCAGGAAGTGCGCCGCGTCATCGCCGAAGGCATCGCCAGCCCGGAATACGAGCGCTACGTCAACGGCGTGCCCGGCGCTCCCGAGGAAGCCTATAAGGCGCCCGGATCGATCGTCTACGAATTCACCAACTGGCCCCTCGTCATTCAATCGGCGCTTGCCGAGCTGCAGAAGCGGTCGCCGCGCAGGTCCGGCCGGTTCGCAGGATCCTTCATTGTCATCGTCGGCGGACGCATCGTGACCGAGTATCGCTCCATCCCGGCCGCGGCCGAGGTCATCATCGTCAACTTCCAGCCCTATACCCGCAAGGCGGAAACCGGTCTCCTGAAGCAGCCGAAGCGGTATGTCTTCGACGGGACGAAACGCGTCCTGAATTCGCGCTTCAACGGCGTGTTCAAGGCGGAAACCCGCTTCCTCAACATCGGCTCGGGCGTCCATCCGGAAATCCCCTACATCCTGAAAGGCAGGGTCAAGGTGCGCGCAGCCGCCCAGAACAACCGCTCCAGCGCTTTCCGCGCAGGCCGGTCGACACTCTCCAGCCGCAAGGAAACGGCTGCCGGGCAGGCGCTTACATATCCCGCCATCGTGATCAACGCGCTCTGATGTCCAGTCCGTCCGCATTCTCTGCCTTCAAGGGTGTCCTCGACGCCTACGCCGCTGGCTCCGGCGCGCTGCCGGTGCGTTACGAGAATGAATTTGCGCAGGATCTGGTCGATGCCGGCACGCCGGCATGGATATACGTCGAAATCTACGGCGACGACTATGCCCAGGACACG